AGCCGGTCAGGCCGTTGTCTACCATCTTTCGCACGGCGTCGTGCATGGCCTGGTTGTACGTGGACACGCCCGTCACGGTTTCGCCCGCCGCAACGTTCAGGATGCTTTGCGTGTGCTGTATGCGCTGCTCCACATCGGCCACGGTGGCGCGGTAGGCCTCCTGTGTGCTTTCCAGCATCACGGTGTTGACCAGGTTCAGCTTGTCGGCGCTCTGCTTGTAAAACTGCTCAAACGTGCGCGTCTGCGCCGGGTCGATCTCCGGTGGCAAAAGGCCAGGGCCGTTCAGCAGGCCTTGCTCCGCCGCCTTGCGCAGTTTGGGTTCCTCTGTCTTCAGCGCGTCCAGGATCGCGGCTTTCAGGGCTTGCCGCAGGGCCTCGTCAGCGCCGCCCAGGCTTTGCATGATGATGTCCACGGTCTCCCGGTTGACCTGTCCCATCTGTGCCAGCATGCGCGCCTGGTAATCAAAGCTCCCGCGCGGTTCTTCGCCGTCCCGGATGTACGGGAAATATCGTGCAAGGTTGACCAAAATGCGGTCAGTGACAGCGCCGTATACCTCGGCCATGGCCCAGGACATTTCATCCAGAAAAGACGGGCGCATGTGCTATCACTCCATCCCGCCGAACAGCTTTGTCACGTCCACGCTGTTGCCGGTGCCCTCGGCCTTGATTTGCTTCAACTCCGCCGCGGCCTGCTCCGGCGTCAAGCCCATACCATATTTTTTATCCGTCATGAATGACAGCTTGCTCAGCAGGCCAGCGCCCACCAGCATGACGCCCTCGTTGATATTGGTCTGCCTGTCCTGCGTCACGCCGTCGTCGAAAGCAATCTGCACATGATAGCCGCCGGAGGCCAGCGCCGCCACCTTTCGCCCGTCAAACTCCATATCGTACAGCGCAGCCACGTCCACGATGTTATGCACAAGGTGTTCAATGGCCGGGGCAAGCTGATTCTGGATGGTTTTGATGGTCTTATAGGTTTTGCTGTTCTCGCTGATAACCTCGGTGGCGGTTTTGATGCCCGCGTGCTGGTCAAACGTGAAGGTTCCGGCAGAGAAGCCCAGCTGCAAGCACAGGATGGACAAGAAAGCGTTGATGGCCGCGATATGTTCCTCTACCCGAAGCTCCACGCTGTTGTCCGTGATCTTCAGGTCGGCGGGGTCATCGCTTGCCAGCGCCTCATAGGTTTCATCGCCGGGATCGAAATAGCGCCGGGTCACGCCGGTTTCAGGGTCGATCACGCTGCGCACGGCGCGGGCGGGCACAATGATGCGCTTTTTGCCAAGCCGGAACTCACGGACGAACGAATCATAGCAGATATCCAGCGCGTGCATGGTTTCCAGCGCGTTGCCGTAAACGCTCACGCCCAGGGGGCTGTTATCGTCCAAGTTGTTCGCAATGGGCGTGCGCCAATAGCAGAAAAGGCTTTCACCTACGGGCACGATGGTTTCCTCATCCAAATAAGGGTACATCTCCGAAAGCGGCACGCGAATGCCAAGAATGTCCTGGCTGTCACCGTTCGCGCCTTTTCGCATCTCGCTTCGGTAAAGCTCATTGCGGATGGCGTAGGTCATGCCGTCCCAGGTGTGCCACTCCAGGCGCGTGTAATACCAGCCCTTTTTCGCCACACGGGAGATAAAGACGCCCTCATGCACCTTGGCATTGTCCCAACTGATGGGGACAAACTGGTCAGCCATGGCATAGCCAATCTTGAGCTTTTCGGTGCCGTCCACCTCACGGCCCTCGCTGTCGTGCTTGATCTCCCGCCACACCTTCATGGCGCTGCCGCCCAGGGCGCATGCCTGCTCGATGCTCTCCTGCATCTTCTCGGCAAATGCGTTTTCGCAAAGCACCTTTTGCACAAAGGCGTTCAGCGGGTCGGGGTTTTCGTCCGTACTCTCGCGCCCGTCCATGCTCACGTTGATCTGGCACTCTTCGCCCCACACAAGCCCCGCCAGCTCCGCGCAAACGGCCTTGGCGGCGTTCATGCGGTACACCTGACGCTGCGCGTTCGGGTCAGCAATGGTAGGCGCGGAGATCAGGTGCCAGGGCTTGTAAAAGCCCCGGTAGATCATTTTCCACACGAAAATGCCGAAGTCATAAAACTGCGCGAAGGACGGCACGCCGCCCAGGTCGAAAATGGTTTTGTATTCCCGGGCGATGCCCGTTGCGCTTGCTGTCCTGTCCATGAGCCTTCGCCCCCAGTCTCTTATTTTTCGTGCAAACTGCATTTCGCCTCACCTCACATGCCCCATAGCCCGTAGGCTTTGGCAAAATGGTTATAGCCATACCTGCATTCGTCCATGGCGTGGTTGTATGCGTCTACCGGCTGCCCGTTGGCGTCCACACAATAAAGACCGGCCTCTTTGACAAAAGGCTCGGTTCCATAGCGTTCATCCTCGATCAGGTAAAACTTGCCGTCGCTGATGCCGCTTTGCAGCATCTCCACGCCCACGCGCAGGCCTTTGGTTGTGCCGCGGATGTCGTGCGCGTTATTGTCCGCGCCGGATGTGGCCACGCCCAGCTTTTCGATCTCCAGGCGCAGGGCCTTGCAGGCCGGGTCAATGTAGACGCTGCTCTCCCGCATACCGTACTTGTTGCGCATATACGGCAGGAAGTTGCCCACGATGTGCCGCGCCTGGTCGCTCATCGCCATCTGCGCGCCGTTATAGTACCAGTTGCCGACGCGATAAAGCCGGTAATCGGTTGGCCGCTGGAACGGCCCTACGGCGTTATGCGCCACGATGTAAAAGCCTATGGAAGTGGCGTCCGTGGTGCCGCCGTCACCAGCTACGAAAGCCTCCACAGCGGTCATGTTGTCCGGGGCTTTATTCAGGATGTGCCGCGACGGGTCAAACATCCAATAGATAACGCCCTCCGGGATGACACGTTCGCCCAGCCAGTCCCGCTTATATAAAAACGGCGACTTGCGGCAGGCGGCCTCGATCTCACACAGGCGCTCTGGCGTCAGGACGGGGTTGTCCGCGCATGTCCAGTGCAGAAAGCGGCAATCCTGCACGTTCAGCACGTTTTTAATGCACGGGTCAGCGGGGGAGGGCGGGTTCAGGTCGGCGATGTGCCAGCGGTCTTTCGCCGCGTAGGTTCGCCGCAGGCACTCCTGGATCATGTCATCATGCAGCAGATTGATCTCACAGAAATATACGCTGCCAAGGCTCATGCCTGTAATGGCCTTGTGGCTGTCCGCCTTGCCACCGCCCTTCCAGTAGACCTTTTTCTCGCCGTCCGGCAGGGTCACCGCCAGATGGGCGCCGCTGTCATCATGGGACACGCGGGAAAAGCCACGGAAGATGTGCAGCAGGCCGAAGCCGTCACCGTCCATGACAAGCCTGTACGCCTGTTCCGCGCTGTAGGCCGTCACCAGATGGTTGATGTCCCGGCTGTGGATCAGATGCCGCGCAAAGCGCATCGTGCCCGCCGTGGTCTTCCCGCTTCTCGGTGTTCCCTCGTTCCAGTCCAGCGTGTGGTCGAAGGGCGCAAGGATGAGCGCGCGCTGTTTTTCGCTCCACTCAATCACAGGCCTGCCCTCCGTTCCATGTCGTACAGGGATTGCAATAGCTCATTATTGCCCGTGCTGGTCGCCATGTCCGCGGTCAGGTCTTTATAGGCCGCTGTCAGGTCGCGCAGGCGAAAGGTAACGGTGTTCTTGCCCTCCTGCGTCCTGATCTCGGTAGCGTCAAACGGGTATTTCTGCTCAATGCGCTGCAAACGCAATAAAAGCCGCTTCTTCATGTCGGCGGCTATGACGGCATTGTCCGCGGCGGCCTCTGCTGTCTTTTGCTGTGCCTGTGCTGTACTTTTGCTCTCGGCCTTTTCTCTGAGCTTGTGCCAGCCCTCGGCGTTGGCCTTCTTCATCAGCGTTGTTTCAGAAACGCCGTATTTCTTCGCCAGCTTTCGCTGACTGATTCCGCCGCCGATGTACTCAGCGCGGATTGCGTTCCAGTCTACCCGCTTAGTTTCTTCAATGGGTATCACCCCCGATAAATACTTGTTGGAGCGGTTTGGTCGGAATCGAACCGCCGTTTTCTTTCAGGATTGAAAGCTGTTCTGCCGTTGAACTAAAACCGCATACGGGCGATTATTCGCCCTTTTTCGGGTAAGGAAGTGCTTTCTTTTGCCATTCCTTACGGAGTTTTTTATCAAACACAAAGATATATTTGCGTTTGCCCTTTGTTATGTATTCCGTAGCATTTGGGTCTACATGTTTTCTTAACCAATCTACTGATTGAACCCACCCTCTACTGTATACCGTTTTTGGGTGCATTTTTTTACCATGAATAATAAATGCTCCACGTTCTCCAGAATTCATTTCTCCAAGATAAATCCAATTTGTAGCTTGATAAATTGTCCCGTAATGTGATTGGTCGCAATCAGCATACGAAACAACAATTTTTATTTGTGGAGCATCCTTGTGCAATTTCTTCAATGATAAGGCAACGCATTCGGATGTATAAGGTTGTTTGCCATTGAGCGCCACGCGAACTAATTCACAAACTTCCCCAGTTTTTGCATCCACGGCAGAAGCAATGTTCGGCGTTGCTCCCGGAGAATATATAATGCACCCGCACCACTCAGAATTTTCATTGTACACATTATAAGCATATTCCACACATGGAACAGCTTTCGCATAATGAAAATTCAAGCACGCATACCGCACAGCTTCCGGCGTTGCCCGTTTCAACGTGATCATGCCTTGACCACCGAAAATTCTGCGCCGATTTCTTCAGCAAAATCCTTTAATTCCTGTTCGTGCTGTGCGTATTCCACATAATTGCTGAACGTGAATTTTCCGGCTATGGGGGCAGATGAATTATAATCTTCTTCTGCGTCCAGATTGTCAGGAATGGGATTGCCCCCCCCATCCAGCGCATCAAAGTCGAATTTCAGTCCACTCAGGTCAACTCCCTCGATTTCCAGCCTTGCGATTTCCTCTTCCAGTTTCCCGAAGTCCCATCCCGACAGCTCCGCCGTCCTGTTGTGCCTGATGGCATAATCCCGGCGCTGGGTTTCCGTCATGTGGTCAAGTCGGATGCAGGGCACCTTTTCCAGCCCCATCTCCAGCGCGGCAATCTGCCGCCCGTGGCCCTCGACAATCAGGTTATTGCTTCCCCAAATGCCGATAGGGTCGTTAAATCCGTCCTGAAGGATAGATTCTTTGATTTGGTCGATGTCATCCGGTGCATGTTTGCGCGTGTTGCCCTCATACGGGGTCAGTTCGTCAGGAGATAGATAAACAATCTGCAACCCTTCCATTATTGCCCTTCCTTTCCTTCCTTTCCTTCCTTCAAAAACACGCCCCCGCACCCACCTCGGCAAAACACGCTTTCGCGTAACGGAGCGCACCCCGGACGGATGCAAGGAAGGAAACACCCGCCGCCCCAAACAAAAAAGCACGGTTCTCCGTGCCGCGCCTTTTTGATGATAGTATTATAAGGGCTTGACAACTGCATTTTCCTGCGCAGTTTTTTATATTCTAAGAAGATGGACGGCTTCTCCTTCTTTTTCCTTCGGATTCATTGCCAAATATGAATCGAACGCTTGCTCTAAGGTTTTTTTCTTTGTTTCTCCTGCGTCTATTGTATATGAAAATACGGTATCATAGCCTTTTTCATATGTATGTCTGAAGCATTTGCTTTTACTGTCATCAGGATTCCACAAAGAATGATATCCGCATCTATTACACTTGCAGAAAGGTCGCATTATTCGCACATTTTGAACTATTCTTCTTCCATATCCATTTTCAACATCTGTTGTTCCAATGTTTACTTGTAAATTACAATGCCAATACTGCATATAGCGAAGAATATTCGAAGGGGCATTTTGTAATCCAAGTTCTTCCCGCAACATTAACAAAGAACTATCTTCCGATTCTCTAATGCTCATTATTATTACCTCTTTCTTCCATCCATTTATTGACGGCAACCAACGCCCGCCCATGAATAACGAAC